GCAAGCATTATTTTTAAAAATAATTAAAATATTTTATTTGCCTAAGTTATCCCAAGTCTCGCAAGAGAATAAAAAAGTTAAAGAGACAATTAAAGATAAACCTAAAGATAAAATGTAATTTATTCTATAATCTTGTTCCCAATTGATAAAATTAATATCTCCAATGACAAAAGAAAATATTAAATAAAGAATAACCGCAATATGTGCTATGATTCCTGCAATTGTAAAGTATTTCATGATTTTATCCAATATGGTTTTTGATGCTTTGTTTCAGCTAATTCGTAAAGTATTTTTATTTGCTCCTCATCTAAATCAATTTGTTTATATTCAGAAAAATCAACATTCCAACCATATTTGAAAAAATGATAAATTGGCAATCTTTCAAAAACCGCATATTCTTCCGCAAAGTTTCTGTGATGATATTGAATACAAGTAAATTTTATAATTATATCTTCAACATAATATTCATTTATAGTTTTGTAAGGATATAAACCAAAAGTTCCTTCTAAGCGAACTGAATTTGTTTTAATCAGTTTTTTTATTCGATTAAAATTTTTTCTTTTTCTAAAATAATTTATCATAAATAATTTACCAAGTTAATTTGCTTAATTCAAACAATGCTATCATTACTATAAATACAACTACGGGGTCTACCATAATTATTCCTTATTTTAAATTAAAGATGATATCTTCTTAATGTTTCGTCTTCCTCATCGTTGCAAAAACTCTCTCTACATTCTTCATTATCACAGACATAAACAGTTCCATAAATAGGTCTTTCGCTACTTAGTCTATAATTAAAAGGAGTTTTGTATCTCTCCCAGGTGCCGACTTCTTGTAGTTTACCTTTTTCGCATGATTGGCATATTATTGTCATATATTTTTACTTTAAGTTAATAACATTTACTAATTCTAATTGCGATTTCGGAATTACTTCGTCAATCCACTCATTTTGAATAATACAACTATCCGCACTTGAAAGAATAATCTTTGCCTGCGAATAGTTTTTTAATGTCTCGGCTTTATCAACTCCTTTTATATCTTCTTTTTCAAGAAAATTATCGAGTATGATAAAACTAAAAATATTTTTTTTAAGCTCAATAATTGCGTCAACAAAATTATCAACACAAGTTAAATCAACCTGCAATATTTTTGCTTGATGCTTTAACAACATTGTTAATATTTCGGAGTCTTCAATTAATAGAATTTTCAAATCTCTCCTTTTATTTTTTTTCCCACTGAGTTGTTATAATTTCTTTTTGAATTACTTCTCCCTCAAATTCAGCTTTTGAATAATTGTCTTTATAAGTTTGCGTTGAAAATCTATAAAATTTTCCAGTCGGAATATGTTTCATTATTTCAATAACATAAACATATTTTGGATCGCTATCCGCATCTCTTTCAGATTCTATCTCCTCAAGTTCTTCAAAATCGTCAGGGCTTTTATGCTCTGTAATCTCGCTTACAATTTCCTCAATTGTTTTTGGCTTTTTAAATCCATCAATAAGAATTTGATTATTAAGAATAACACCCACTTCTAATAATAACTTTTCAACATCATCTGATACTGAATAAGTTGTATAAATAGAAGTGTGATATTTATCGAGGGATTCGTGTTGAATATTTTCTTGAATACCCTCATTAACATTAGTTATAAATTGATTGACTAGTTCTTTAATTTTTTCTATGCTCATATATTTAGTTTTTAAAGTTAATAATAAACTCATCTAAGTTAAAAGATGAATTTTGTTTTATAATCTCGTCGATTTTCTTAAAATTACCCGCTGATATTAAAGCGTCATATTGCTCAATGCTATCAAAATATTTCAGAAAAATATCTCTGTTATGATGATAAAGTTTTGCTTTACTTGCATTTTCAACAACATTTGCAAGTATGTGTTTAATGTGAATCATTTGCTTCCCAGAATTTGCTTTGTTTGCCGTTAAAGTTAAATAAAATGTCCCCGCATTCACCTTCGCGATTCTTAGAAACAATTATATCTGCTTTGCCCTTTAAATTATTGTAGCACTTAAGCCATTCGTCATAATGCTTTGAGTGTTCAGGAACTTTTTCACGCTCTAAGAAATATTCCTCTCTATGTGTAAACATTACAATATCGGCATTTTGTTCTATAGCTCCTGAGTCTCTTAAATCGCTTAGAATTGGTCTTTTATTTTCTCTCGAATCTCCCGCTCTTGATAATTGCGACAAGGCAACAACAACAATATTAAAATCTTTTGCTATTTTCTTTAAACCCTCAGCAATTCTTGATATTTGTTGTTCTCTTGAAAATTCCTTACCCGAGCTTGCGATTAATTGCAAATAGTCAATGCAAATCATTTTAATATCATTCTTAAGCATTGCCCGTTTAATCTTGCTTCTAATTGTTAAAAGATTAATGCCATTTTCTTGATCGAGTATTAAATTATAATCTTTCCAAGTGTGCCTGTTATTTTCTATTGACAGCTTATCGGCTTCGGTTGTTGCTCCGATTTTTAATCTATAAGCACTCGCTCCAGTTGTTTCGTTTAGAAACTTTCTTGCTAAGCTTTTGTCGGATACTTCCATTGAAAAAAATAAAACTCCATGACTTAAAGAAACATTTTTAGCAAAGTTTAAACAAAATGTAGTCTTTCCGCTCGATGGTCTGCCACCGATAATAACTAAATTACCAAGCTCAAAGCCTCCAGTTAAAATATCTAATTTATCAAAGCCTGTAAAGATTAATTCTTTTTGATGATTAGATAAAACATCATCAATAACTTTGTCAATCTTTTTAGGCTGGTTAGACATGTTTATTGATATGTCGGCTATGTCTCCCTCTAATTTGTTTTTAATAGCATCAAAATCGCTTGTTTTATCGCTTATAATTAAATTTAATATCTTTTTTAACTCTCTTATTTGCCATAATCTAATTATTTCATTTGAATAAGATTCCATGTCAACTAATCCACTGGTAGCATTAGACAGGTTTTTTATAATTTTAACATCAATTTCATTATTTTTAACAAATGTTGAAATAATCCTAAAGTCAACAACCTCACCGTTTCCGATTCTTTTAATAACTTCTTCAAAAATCTTTTGATAATCAGCAAAGTAAAAATGCTTTGCTTCTAGGTTTGGTGATTTTAGCAAATACATGTTATTTGAAAGAATGGTTCCCAGTAGGGCTTCTTCTATCTCTTGATTGAAATTTTCTTGTTCCATGTTATTTGTTTAAAATATGTTGATATTGACTTAAAAATTTAGGCTCTTCATTGTTTTTGTAATTGTTGTTATTTGTAAATTTATTTTTGTTTTTTTCCCAAGTAATAACGCAAGCTCTCCAATTTTTAATATCTTTCCATGCTCTAGCTTCATAAAAATTAAAAAAGTGTTCTGCGTCAATGTTGTTTTTTCTTTCTAAGCAATAATCTTTAATTTCTTGAATAGTTGGTTTTATGAATTTTTTAGTTTTAACAGTCTCAATTTCGACACCTTTAGAATTATTATTTAAATTATTATATACATTCTTATTATCATCTTTATTTACATTATCATTACCATTATCATTAAGGGTTTCTTTGGGTTTCTCTGGGTTGCCAAATAACCCACTGGGTTCTTTGGGTTTCTCTGGGTTCTTTGGTCTTCCACCGCTTGCACCATTGATTTTATTGCGTTCGATGATGTTTTGATATTTTGCCTTGTTTCTATCTAAATCGGATTTAATAAAAGAAAATGCCATTTTTACAATTGGGTCAAGTTCAATTTCTATTCCTTCGTTATAAGAAAAAATAGCATCTAGTAAATCGCCTTTTTGATTTTGTGTTAATATAGAAATATTTTTTTGATACTCTTGGTAAAGTATAAAACTTTTATTTTGTGATATTTGAGTTGTCATTTGAACCTACCTTGTTTATTAAAATTGAAAAATCAAAAAGACTCCACATAGCTTTGCGAATAACATCAATGTGTTTTTTATCATAACCGGCCATCTCTAATAATTCGAGAGTGTCAGCTATTTTTTTGCTTGCTTTATCTTGTATTTCTTGATTAATCATTGTTGAACCTACCTTTTTTTGCATAAAATGCCCTTTCATAATATTTATTTATTTTTGTTAGTCAAATTGTTTTAGTAATTTAATATAATTTTGTTTAATAAATATGGAATTTTATGTTTGATTATGTTATATAAATCCCAACCTTTATTTGACAGATAATCATCTACAACAAAAGATTCATCAGTTAATTTTTTTTCACTTTTAAAACATTCTACTATATCGTTTTCTATAAAGCTATTTCCGTAAGGTCTTTTTCCAGAAGCTCCAACAGAAACTATTTGCCCGTAATTTATATTTTCAAATTCCATTCTTTTTAAAAATTTAAGTGTTAGCCTCTCAATTAGCTCACCTTCTAAATTGTTTTCTATTTCTTCTAGTCTTTTATAATAAATCTGATTTTCAAGTTTTTCACAAATCTCTTTACCTTTACAAATACGACTTTCAATTTCTTTTTTTTGTTTTTCTAAATCTAAAAGTAAAATCTTTGCTTTTTCTAAATTACTCATATGCCCCTTAATCAATTTCTTTGTTAATTTTCTCAACTAACTCAGAGTTAAGAATTTTTTGTGCTGATTCGATTTTAACGATTTTGGCTTCTCTTTCTTCAATATTGTGCAATTTGAAAAAATATTTCTCATTAATTAAACATTGCTCTGCATTTTTATCTTGCATTTGAGCTAGTTCTTCTCGCAATATTTCATGTTTTGCTTCTAAATGTCTTTTATCTTCTTCGTATTTTTCTTCGATTCTTTTAAGATAATCAAGGTCAGCTTGATAAATGTTAAATTCTAAATTTTGTCTTATTCTTCTAATCTCTAATAAGGATTTAAATAAGTTTTTCATATGCTCTCCTTAATTTTTATTAGTCAAAAGATAAATGTAAAATTTACCGATTTTTAAGAAATTAACTTTTGAACTCGACCTGTAAAAATATAAGGGGTTTACAAGATAACTGATGCAAATACCATAACCAAATATTCTAAACCAGAATCCTGTTGTTGATAAATTTAAAGATAAGATGTTTTTCATATGCTCCACGCTTTGATTTTGGCGAGGTCTAGCGTGGAGGCTAAACCCCATATAAAAATATAAATCTACTCCACTAGATTTAAAGGATAGCATACTTCGTTTCTCGCAGTTGTATCTTATCGAACCGCTTGGCTTTTCGCTACCCAGCGATGAAGCTATAAACAGCAACCGCATTCTTGAGGAAATACGAATTTATAGCTACATCACAAGTGAGCGAAGAGGGGATATGAAACCCCTCTTGCCGAAATATTAACCCTTTTTACTAAAAAACAATATGAAAAATTATTTTTTACCAATTTACAAACCCAAATTAATAAATCAAGTTATTTTTCTCGTTTAATTTTATCGCAAATTGAATCAACATTCTCGTGTATTATTTTTGCCAGCAAACAAAAATTGACAAATAAATAGATTGCGAACAAATGTGAGTTTGTTAGTAAAAGCGCTAGCCCTAGAGCTAAATTTAAAAAAAATGCTGAGATGTATTTCATGTTAATTTTCAAAGTTAGTTGACAAATGATAAGTGCAATTTTTACACTTAACTTTAAATTCGTTAATTTGATTTTGTGCGTGTTTAATCGCTACAGCATCAAAATCAATTTGACGGGCTAATTGCTCATTTTTATCACTTAACTCCCGCAAGCGTGTTTCTAATTCGATTTTATCGACATTATCAAGCGCTTTGCAATTGGTTTTGTATTTATGCAAATCCAAAATGTAAATTATTAAAATTGCGGTGGCTATGACCGCGCAAAGCATTATAAACTTTTTGTTGTTTCCTGATATTTTCATATTTTTTATTTTAAGTTAATGTTATCGCAAGAAACATCAAAATGTTTCGGGCAAGCGTAATTATAATAAGTCTCAGCCGTTAGTTTATTATTTTTGTGCGAGAATAAACTAAGCGTGATTATTGAGAGTAAAAGAAAGATTTTAGACATTTTGCCCCTTTTTTAAAGTTTCAATACCGTTCTCGTCGGCGATCCGTTTAATTTCACGCTTAGTAACTGTAAAAGAATAATTATTGCTTTCGTCGATTAAAGATTTTGTTCCTGCTACGCTACCCTTTCTAAGTGCAAGGGCTTCTTTTATTTGCGCTTCAACTGTAAGTTTTAGAATTGAATTTTGTTTAAGTTTTATAATCATATTATTTGTTGTTAGTTAAAGTTAATAATTCTTGTTCATATATTGACAACAATTTTGATATATCATTCATCATATTTTCCCGATTTTTTTGAAAATCTGTCAAATTATGTAAATCTAGATTTAACAATTTTACTTTGTTAAAAATATTTAAAGCCCGATTTATTTTTGCTTCGATTTTATTTATTTTTTTTTGTCGAGCAATTTCAATATGTCGATTTTTATATTCAGCTCTACGAATACGAACTCTAGAGCGGTATTCTTTAACCGTTTCATTTCTAATAAAGTTAAAATTATATTTTGAAATCATAAATATTATTTTTTGTTAATTGTTATACTTGTTGAAATTCGTCATATTTTGTCTTTAATGGTCGATAATTTTTTGGAGAAGTTTCACCGCAATTTTTACATTTCATTGCGGGAATAACATTCTCATGAAAATTATCATCATCGTAAGCATAAAAGTGAAATTCAATGTGATTGCAAGATTCGCATTGCATATCAACCCGCATATCTCTTCTTGATTGCGAAACTATTCTAATTATTTGCATATTATTTTAAAATTGTATTAGTATTAAATGAGCTAAAATTATCGTTAAGAGAAAAAAGAAGCCGTATTTATAAAGTTTTTGTTCTGTGTCTCTGCGTTCCCGTAGTTGCTTGCTTCTTTGATTAATTTTGAGTCTATTTTTATGATAATGAACTTTTGCATAATCATTTTTTTGTTGTCTTGTTTGTGTTTTCATATTTTTAAAGTTAATTGTTAATATTCCAAACATCCGCAATGACGGCATGAAGTTCTTTTGCGTTGAATTGCATTTGATTCACAGGCTCAACTTTATATTTCTTTGATTCGTGCGATTGCTTGAAACAAAATAATGCGATTATTGCGATTGTTAAATAAATTTTATACATTATTAACCCGTTTTTTAAATTTAAGATATTCTTCAAATTCAAGTTCAAAAAGTTTTTCGTTAAGATTAAACAATCTTTTTGCGGTTGTTGATTCAAATTTGTTTGTATTTAAGCGATTTTTAAGTTTTTCTTTTATTTTTCGCGCTTTTTGTAGTTTTGTCATATTTATTTAGTTAAAGTTTTTGGTTTGAAACATTGCCAGCGTTTGCCCTTTTGTTTTGTAGAGTAGCAAAGTTTTTTTTGTGAATCATTTAAAGAATCATATTCTTTTTTTGTGATGCGGATAAAATCGGATTGTTTCATATTTTTAGATTTTGAGTTAATATTAATTGTTAATAGTAATTAGTTTATTTCTTTTAGCATAACACCAAGCCGAGTTATACTTTACTTTTAGCTCTTTAGCAATTTCAACAATTGACTTAGTTTGTAAAAGCAATTTAAATTGTTCTAAATCAAATTTTGGCTCCGGACCTCGTCTTTTTTTACTAA